AAACGACCTAAAAAGAAGTCGAGCTATCGCAGGAGAGGCGGAAAGAAACGCTAATTTTGACCGGCTCAAGGGAATTCATCGTGGGCAGTGTGTTGCCTACGATATTGCATATTTTGGCATCGTGGCTCAGTATCCAGAAGTAATCGAAGGGGGCAAGTAGTATGGCTAATTTCAATCAGTTCACGGGCATCGGCACACTGACACGAGACGTGGAGATCCGTCAGGCAGGCCAGACATCCGTTGGCAATGTGTCGCTGGCAATCAACGAGAAGTACACCACTAAATCCGGAGAGAAGCGGGAAGATGTTCTGTTCCTCGAATGTGTCTTGTGGGGTAAAACTGCCGAGTTGGCTGGGCAGTATCTTGCCAAGGGCAAGCAGGTTCTATTCTCTGGCCGACTGAAACAAGAGAACTGGGAAGACAAGGCCACAGGGGCGAAGCGGTCAAAGGTTGTGTTGAACGTCGATGATATGCAGTTTCTCGGAGGCCCGTCAGGTGGTCAGGAGGCACCAGCAGCACGACAGGAAGCACCACAGGCCCAGCAGAGGCAGCAAACAGCACCAGCAAAGCAGCAGTCGTTCTATGATGAAACACCATCGTCAGGCGATGACGTGCCGTTCTAATCTAGAGGGAAACCGTGTCGCGAACGCGGGCGGAATGAAACTTGATTAGCAGGCCAGAACTTGGACGGAGCGCCAAAACCATCACGGATGATTCACAGGCAAAGCATTTGTGAGTCACTTAATGTCCGCAGCGTACGATTTTCAGTTTTCCTTTGACGCCAGTCAGTCCGGTGAGGTGCCATTGAAATTATTTTTAGGGCCTGAAGTTGTCCCGGTGCCGCCAGAAAAGATTAGGCAGGTGGATTGTCGAACACTAGTTGAGTTATACGACGCCTTGCTGTCTAACAGCGATCAGGAGAAGCGAGTGTCAGTGAAGACGATCAAAGATAATAAATCTTCTTTGCAGCGATTTGAGACATGGGGGCTAGTGAATCACCGAGTTGTCGGCGGAATGCCAGTTAGTCTGCTGGAGCAACCTAGCATCCTGCGTGGTTTCGCTGAGTTTTTGAGGGATCAGCCAAAGGGTAACTCTTCGGCTATGTGCAGTAAGGCGTTGTCGTCAGTGGGCAAACTGGCCGGGGCCTGCGTCCGCTCAGGATTGATTACCCAGAAGCCTGATACAGTTTCAAGGACAACAATAAACCTTCTCAGGCCGCGAACAGAGGAGCAGCGACGTGTGAAGGCTGTTCCGGTAACAGTTATCGAACTTAAGGCTATTCTTGCAGTTGTGGATGGATGCAAATGGCCTAGGATCGGGAGTGTAAGCCCTGCGACGTTTTGGGAAACGCTGCTGTTGTCTCACTACGTTTACGGATTTCGCTCACAGGATTGGTTCGCGGCACGGAGCAACGAGAAACAAGGTTTGCTGTGGACCGGTGTGATTACTGCCAGCCAATGCCCTGTGCTGGAGGATTTGCACAACGCGGCTGGCTGGGCGTGGTATCTGGTCCACAAAACGGCGAAGAAGGATGAAGCGGCGGAAAGACCGTCAGACGTTTTGGTTCCGCTGTCCGCCAAGATGCGGGAACTGATCGAACAGTTTCGCGGCATCGATCCGGAGCGAGTCTTTCCGATGCGGAATAACTCCAGCACATACTCGCGGGAGTTCAGCGGGATCTTGGACCGGGCTGGGCTATCGGATGAGTCGCGACGACAGGAAGGAAAACCAATCATCCGGTTGTCACTCGGTCAACGCAACGTTGCCAGCTTCCGCAAAGGTTGCTCGGCGATGTGGGCGAAGCAGGTCAGTCGATCGGCCAGCAGTTACATGCTTCATCATGCGGTCAGCGAGGAAGGTGTCGCGAAGATGACGACCGAATCGTACTTACAGAACGAAGAAATCCTGCGGGATATCACCGCAAAGATCGAGTCACTTCCAGTGTGGAAATGACAGTGCTATTCCGTTCCGATATCAACAAATCACCACATCCACTGACTGAGTCCATAATGACTGATACGCCAAAAGCTAAATACTCTGACGAACAAATCCTCGTCGACCGGATGAACGGGGAGATACGACTCATTCTCGCCAGTGAAATCGATCTGAGCGAGGATCGCCAACCGGAGGTGATGCCACACAATACTATGCGGTTCGATGTTCACATGGCGTCCGTCTACGCCATCTTCGACGATGGGGAAACAACAAAAGAGGAAGTCGCCAACATCATTTCCGACGCAATTGTTCAGGCCGTCAACAAAGCACTCGGAACGGGGCTCGATGGGCATCCAATTCCCGGAGGCTTATCCCGCGACGTTCACACAAAGTCCATCATGCTCCACCGAGAAACGCTTAGCTGCGACCTTTCGTAACAATCACACTCTTAACCACAGGATTTATCATGGCATCAACAAAGACGCCGTACGTGACGGACAAAGACGGCAAAGACCTGTACATCAAAATGAAGTATTCAGGAATTCACACCCTGGTTGTGCTCATCGATGGCATTCAGATGGCGTTCTTTGGCAAAGGGAAAACCGCATACCTCAAAGTGATCGATGTAATCAAGTGGCATGATGACGAACTGCGAATCACTGACGGGAAAGGCGGCAACAGGATCATCTTGAAACATCTTCGAGAGGCACTGGATAAGTCCAAAAGCGAACAGGCTGAACCTTCCCCCTCGCCCCAAGTGTTCGCCAACATCCGAAACCCCGCCATACCAATCAAAGACATGTGAGGCTGAATAGCAGAGGATCGTGGTTCCTCTGCTTCTTAAAACATTGGGGAAACGAACGTGGATCGAAAAGAAAAGCGAGACGCGAAGAACCGCAGGCATCGTCGAAACGAGCGGCGACGGGAATTTATCCGGATACTGAAACGCTCACCAGCATTGTGTAGATTTCTGGGTGAGGGATTGGACCGCACGATAAAAATGTGGGAAACCTGGACGTGGTACTAGCAGCGGAGTACAGCACCGCGATTGGGGGAAAAATGTCAGAACAAAAAGTAACTCCAGATTTGTCGCCTTGTCCATTTTGCGGATCGTCCGACGTGGACGGCAATGGATGGGCTGACGGAAAAGGCGACACAGGGCCACAGTGTTTGTTTTGCGGTGCGACTGCGGAATCGGTCGCAATGTGGAATAACCGATGTTCATGCCCAGTTTTGGACGGAGTGCAGGTGACTGGGTCAGCGTGTCCGGTGCATGGGTTTGAGTCATGTGAGATTTAAAGCAGCGGAATAACTGACCACACATTACAGGTGACAGAATGAGCTTCGCAAAATCAATCCAGCATGGGAAAGAGCATCGCAAGCCGTATCGCGGTTCGAAGCGATTCGATCACTCATGCAGAAATCACGGCGGTTGCGGTTATTGTCAGGGAAACCGGACGCACAGGACTCGCATTAGAGAGCGTTCTGCGGTTGAGCAGATCGCTGAAAACAAACGCGGTTAACCATTCCGAGCATAGCATTAACATTTAACAGGATAACCAAGGATGGTTGCTGAGTCACAGACATTGTCAGTACGAGATTTCCCCGCGTATCTGCACTTCACGCCACGCCCAGACCAGCCGGAACGCTTCGACGAACAGACAGCGTTCTATGAGAGTAAGGGTGATGGGGTTGCCTGGATGATCGGCGGAAACGGAGCCGGAACAACGACAACACTTCTGGCCAAGGTTGCTCGATTCATTTACGAGACGCCACCGCCAAGGCCAGACACGCCGTTTTGGGTGATTGCCAAGTCTTACGATCAGGTGACGAAAACCTGCTGGAAAGAGAAGCTCTACGGGCAAGGCCACATTCTCGATAAGGATGTCGATTGGGCACGGGTCGGCTGGTACAAATCAAAACAGCGACTACCGTATTCAGTGCCACTGAAGCCCAATGAGAAGGGCAACAACTGGATGCTGGAATTCCGATCCTATGAGCAGGGCATCGGGGCGATGATGGCTCAGGCTATCGGAGGCTTCGCATTTGTCGAGCAGTTCCCTTGGGGCGTTTTCGAGGAAGTCTTGCGAGGTTGCCGTGAGTACAATTTCCCCGGCAGTAAACTGGTGGAGTACACACCAGTCGATCCGGATCTTTCCATCGATATCGAAGAGATGATCGAAAATGGGCCGGAGCCAGAGGAAGGCAAGCAGCCCGGTTTGAGGTACATGCCGAGGAACTGGAAGATTTTCCACGCTAACACCATGTGCGCAATGGAAGCGGGGCACGTAGACAAAAAGTGGTTTGAGGAATTCTTTGGGATGGTTCCGGAAGATATGAAGGACGTGCGAATGTTGGGTATGTTCGCGTCATTCGAGGGAGTTGTTTACAAGGAATTCAGCACAGCGGTTCATTGCCTGACAGATCGTGAGATATGGTCCAGATCCATCGGATGCGACCAGCGGAGAGGCATTGACTGGGGTGCCGGTCCAGATAACGATTTCGTGTGCCTATGGGGCAGCAGAAACAATCTTGGGCAATGGTTTATCACCGACGAATATGTCAGTAACGACCAGACACGCACGACTGTTGATCACTTGTCGGAAGTCTACAATCGATGGGAATGGCCGCTGGATAATACACGTTACGGAGTGACTTACTGCGACCCCGCAGACCCGGACAATCTTCGCATCGCACAAAAGCTGAGTCAGTACAACCCGAAGGTTGAGAATATGTCGATCTACCGTGGGCGGAACGCCAAGACGGAAGGCATCGAGCACATCAAATATCTACTCAAGTCACAGGTGCCAGTTCCAGTACATGACGAGAATGGATACCCAGTCATTGATGAAGAAACCGGGAAAGTTAAAATCCGAATGGAGCCAAAGCTGCTTATTCACAGAACGAACTGCCCAAAGCTGATTCAGCAAATGAAGACGTATCGGTATCTCAGAGCACCAAAAGCCACCCGTATCACGCTGAACCCCCGTGATCCAGCCGCCGAGCCGATCAAAAAAAATGACCATTGTTTAGACGCACTTCGTTACATGGTCCTCACAGACGATATTATGAATAAAGCCACAATTTCTTCCGCAAAATCACATTCAGAGCTTATTGCCCAGACGAATGGGGAGTATCTTCCTTCCCGTGGTTTACGCGGATTCACAACACAGCACCGTAATCGGGGCTAACGAAAGGCATTGCACATGATCAATCTCTCTTGGTTTGCAGCACCAATTCTGGCAGAGCGTAGCATTGAACTGCACAGCATCGACACACACTTTGACGACGTTGCCGTGGCTACCGTCTACACAGTGCAGGAGATAAGTGGTAAAATTAGGACGTTCAGCATTTCCACATTCACGCTGTCTAAGGCAGTGGCGGACGGGGATGATGCTATTAAAGCGTTACTCAGGCCGTACTTTGCAGAAATGGATTTCAGCGATGGCCAGCCCGTTATTCCCGAAGTTCAACCAAACGACGCAGAACCGCCAGCGGATTCAGGACAGCTTGAAAGCGATCCAGAAGCTGTCGAAGATGACGGAAGCGGCAGCGAGAGTCCGGCTGATGAACGAGACGCGGAGGCTGAGACAAAGCCTGCAAGGAGAAAACCGCGAACTCGACCGGCAACTCCAGAAGCTGGAGAATGACGCACAGAGGAACGTGATTAGCGTCCACAGCGGGGCACGGAAGGCCGTCGAGAGCATGGTGAATATGTTCTCGACGGCTGACAATAAGTCTACCAATCGAGTCCGTGGATTACTCAGCAGCATCCTGACAGGCAATCTACGCGATCTGTCAGGCATGATTGAGCAGTCCGTTAATCTGATTGAGCAGTTATCGCCACAGATATTCGGCACAGACTCACGCACACCGGAGCAGGCTGGAGGCATTCGTGTTGATCCAGCCGCCCCACGCAGGATCATTCCTTCCGAGCCAGAGACGTGGAACGGGATGAAGCTGGTTGACGGCAATCGGGTTGAAATCAAAACAGCCGGATTCCGTGGCCGATACTTCATTGATGACCCAGCAGTTACCGGCAAGATGGTCCCTGTGAGATCCAGCAACGTCCACAGCATCGGGTTCCAGATGAACCTGAAGAATCCGCTGACTTCGACGATGTTCGTCAAGTACCTGCAAAAGCAGGGTAATGGCGGTGTCCTTGGGTCAGGCCCGACATATGGTTATAAGAACGTGCATCCGAAACTGTTTCAGGAGTTCATGGCCGCAAATTCCAAGGGTGGATTCGTTTGGGATCGGCTGAGAGTCAGGGGCACGGTTGCTGGGAGTCAGTACGAATACTATCTGGATTCCATCTCCCGTGGATATGTCCCAAGAAGAGCCGTCCTTGTGAATGGCATCCAGATCCTGAAACGCCGGAAGCAGACTGAGGCTAAATCAGGCAGGACAGTGGTTTCACAGTTGCGTGAGAAGGTCATTGGTCCGTATCGTCCAAGTAAGGGAGCCGGACCAAACAGAGGGAATCCGGATCGCGGATCACAACGACCAAATCGGGGCAGGTAATGGCTACAGGACCAAAAGGCGAAAAGCACTTGTGCGGAGCGTGTCAGAAATGGCACGCACCACATAGGCCAGACAACTGCATTCAGATTCCCATTTGTCCTGAGTGCTGGAAGCAAGCCACAGTAGACACGAGGATATCCGCGTTATCACTAGCAAAGGTAGCCAGCGGACTTGGATCGTTGGACGCAACAGTTCTGGAGATGATGGATTCCGTCGTGCAGGCACTGGCCGCAAAGCAAGCCAATTCGAGCAGTGGCTACTCAGAGAACTAAGCCCGGCGCTGAAATCAGCGCCGGGACACAGGCAGGCATCGAAAGGTGTCTGCCTTTTTTCGTAGTTGCTGCCATTATCGCAGTCTGCCTGATTGACAGTTCTCCCTGCATATCCGACAATTTGTAAATTGCCCAACGGACTGGGCATTTTTAAGGTCAAGGCAGGACGCTATGCACCTAAAACCCAAGGACGGGGAAAGCCAACCAGATTTTGCACTTCGCTTCCACGAAGACGCAGCGTCTGAGATCACGAACACTGACGAACGGAATCAGAAGTGTTTCGAGATCTGGCGACACGCAACCGGCGAACCAGAAGCAGTTGAAGCTCGACGCTATCACAAAGCGGAAGAGTTCAAAGAACTGCGAAACGTCTGCGTGTTCAAAGAGCATACGGTCCCCGCTCAGAAGTTGGGTAACGGCACGACTCGCAAGGGCGTGACATACGACAAGTATGCACTAGCGTCTATCTGCAAGAACATGAACGACCAACTGACGGAAGTCGGCAAGTGCTGCCCGTTGACATTGGGGCACACGTCCGAGAACCCAAAAGATCCACAGCCGGAAGTGTTGGGATTCACTGGATCGTACCGACTTGGCATGGTCGGCAACAAGAAACCAAAGTGGGCTATCTTTACGGATGAATTCCACCGCAAAGACCGCTCAGAACTTATGAAATACAGCGTCGGGCGTAGCGTTGAGATTCTTCCGCTGCCGGACGTTCACTCGCGAACATTTTACCCGATTGCGGTACTTCAGACTGAAGAGCCTCGATTGGACCTGCCACCAGCCCGTTACAGCAAATTCGTTTCATCGACGAAGTATTGCAATCGTCTGGATGAGCATGGAAACACCATTGAAGTGGAGCGTTACGAAATGGCTTTACCCGGTGGCAATAGTGTTGTTCTGCCGAAGCATGTCGGATCAGACGACAAGGACCGTTACGGCGAAGACTCCGAGATGAACAACATGCCACAGAGTGCCGTTGAGCAGATCTGTCAGGCGATCTTCCAGACGGCACCGTTCCAGTATCTCATCGCTAAGATGGAAGAAGACGGCAAAGCTGGCTCGGTAAATCCAATGGTACATCAGCCGCCTCAAATGGCTGACATGCCAATGGAAGACCCGGATACACAACCGGGAGGAATGCCGGGAATGGACCCCGCCGCAATGCAGGGACAACCCCAGCCCGGAGGCATGACGCCGCCTGATGCTGGTTCAGATATGGGTGCAGGAGCACCGACACAGATGCCACCTAAGCAGTTCGCCGGAGGCACGCCGAATAAACCGCCATTTGATAAAGGAAACCCAATGGCTGACGACAACGAAAAGTATTCCAAGTCTGCTGGACTTCAGGGACTGGAAGCACGCATGGAAGCAATGGAAGCCGAGAACAAGTCTCTGAAAGCCAAGCTGGTCGGTTCAGAGCGTTACAGCAAGCTATCCGGTCTCAAGGCTGAAGGCTTTGAACTGAATCTGGACAAGGAACTGGCACGAGCCACGACCGCATCTGATGAGCAGTTCGATTCTCAGGTCGAAACGATCCGAGAACACTACCGCAAGTCTCCGACTGCCGTAGCGGACTTCTCCACGATTGCAGGCGTCGGCAAGATGGCTGAACTTCCAGAAGGTTCAGGCATCGACGAACTAACAGCAGGAGATGCTCAGGAAGTGGCCAAATACGCCCTTCGTGAAGGTCTTGGCTACGGGGCAGCCCGTGACCGCTATATGTCAGACAAGAAAACCGGCAAGAACGTAGCTGGCTAATTCCCCGGCGCTGAAATCAGCGCCGAGATTCATACATCGAAAACACACTGTGAAAGGATTCACAAATGTACAAGGCATCAGCCGACATCCGGGTTAGCCGGTTTGTAAAGGCATCTGGAACGAACACCGTCGCGGAATGCGATGCTGGCGAACGACCTATCGGGATTTCTGCCGAATATTCTGAGTCAGCACCACTGCCGGGCTATACGGAATTGTCTGCCACAAGCGGCAATCCGGCCAGCTTGTACCTGGCTGGAGACGGCCAGCAGGAAGACCGCCCGATCCTGCTAATTCTTGGCACAGGTGGTGCAACTTTTGGGGCACTCCTGAAAGCCGACACAGACGGAGCAGGCGTTGCTGTAGCAAGCGACAAGGACTGCTACGGAGCCTTTGCGTTGGCAGCCGGTTCAGCCGGTGAAACCATCCCTGTCCGCCTCATGGTCGGCTATTACGCGGTATAATTTACCCAGCCAGCTAGGCACTTGAAACAACTGTGAAAGGATTCACAAATGGTCGCTGTTCTTCCAGGTGGTAATAACACCTTCGTCCCAAGCCACGAGGCTTCGGGTAAAATGGTTGTTGACTATTCACGCAACCCTAAAAAGTTTGCCGTGAATCAGTACACAAAAATTCAGACGGCCCCAAACCGTACTGGCTACTACATGGCTAGCAACTTCGATGAAGCTGGCCGAGTCATCAGCGATGATGCACTTGAATACTTGTGGAACGACGGGGAGAACGCTCCCGGTGGCCGCGACAATACTCGCGAACACGAATACAAGTCCTTCCTGACCGCACGCCGAGTCTATCCGTTCACGCTGGGTGACATGGCTGTTCAGCAGGCGACTTGGGATATCGTGGCACAGCACGCGGCTACGATGGCACAGAAGGCAATGACTGTCCGCACGATGTTGGCACTCAAGGCTGTACTGACCAGCGGCAACCACATCAGTTCTCACGTTCTGGACATCTCAGCACTGTCCGGAAATACCGGCACATGGGCTGCGTCAACCAGCAATCGTCAGGACATCAAGCGTTCCCTGAACATTGCCCGTGACCAGATTCTGGACACGACTCTGGCTGCCGTCGAAATCGACGACCTGTACTTGGTGATCAACTCCACACTGGCTCGACAGTTGGCTGAGTGTCAGGAGATCGTCGAATACATCAAGGGTTCCCCTGATGCACTGGCACAGGTACGCGGCGAACTGAAGACCAGCAACCAGAACGTCAACTTCGGTTTGCCAAGCAAGCTGTACGGTTTGAATCTGGTTGTGGAAACGACCCGACGCCGGACGAACCGCAAACGAGCGACCCGAGCCACAAGCTCAGTGTTGCCAACCGCTACGCCGTTCATCGTTGCACGTCCGGGTTCACTCGAAGGTACTTATGGTGCCCCGAACTTCAGTGCTATCACTGGTTTCATGTTCGAGGAAATGAGCACGGAAACCAAGAAGGACAAGGACAACCGCCGCACATCTGGCCGCATCGTGGAGGACTACAACTACACGCTGACAGGCCCAGAAGGTGCGATCCTGTTCCAGAACGCTGTCTAAATCATCATGGCTTATGCCATGTTCACAGTGGTCAGTCGGAAGCCTCCCCGGCTGACCACTGCTTTCTAGACACATGACTCTTTTGAACCCAGAAGGGCGGTGATCCTTGTCTCATGAGCCTATGAACAAGCCATCTCATGCACTCGATCTGGAATCCTCCTAATGCCCACATACGCAGCAGCAGACGACCTAATCAAACGGTTTGACGAACGCGACATCCAACAGCTTGTCGTGGATGACAACAGTGACAGTACAACTGTTGACGTGTCATCGAATGCCCGTGTTGAAACGGCTCTGGACGATGCTGAAGGTGAAGTCATTGCAGCACTCAGGAAGGGCGGCAGATACGAAGCCGCTCAACTGGCTGCACTGACAGGCACCGACCTCGAATACCTCAAACGAATCATCTGTGAAATCGCGATGGTCCACCTGTTCCGCAGGCGAGCCACGACAAACCCGGATGTTCTTAAATTCTACGAAGACATACGCAAGGGCCACATCAAGGACTTGCAGGACGGGAATTCCGTCATCACTGGAGACGAGCCAGCAGCCGCAGGAGCCGGAGCCGTCAACAACGAAGGCCCATCCATCGCAGAGTGGAACGAACGTAACCTCTGGCGTGACCGGGCGAAATACTTCCCAAGCCGAAAATATCCATAAGGAATTGCCGCTATGACTGGTCAATTTTGCCCCTACGTGTCCGGCCCAGTGCTGGTCAAAATCAATCTTCGAGACAGTAACGGATTCGTCAACCTTGGTTACACCACGGAAGGCGTGCAGATGGAGGAGACATTCTTCACCAATCCGATTCACTCGGATCAGTACGGCGGGACAGCAGGCCCGCCTGTTGATAAGCAGTTCATGGGCAAGACGGCACGCATCAGCCTGTCACTTGCTGAATACAGCATGGCTGTCGTGAAGAGAATGCGAGAAGGGCAGTCGTCTGTCAACTGGACGACCGGAGCCGCTGGAACGCTACAGAACATCGGCGGGCTGTTGTCCTGCGGTAAGCGAGCATTTCAGATCTTGCTGATCGGTGCTGCTGATACTGCTGCAACGGCAGCAGACGCAGGTGCCTCAACAATTGCCACGAACCTGAATTATCCCAACTGCTGGTACTCAGGCCCGGTACGGTTCCCGGTCGGTTCCAAGAATACCGTATGGGATTTCGATATCGAAGCCACACCGTTCACGACTGATACGACTCAGTCCGGCGACGGAAAGACGTACCTGTTCCTTGAGAACAATCACCTTGTTACGAATCTGGCCACCTACGCTGCCACAACTCAGACTGCTGAAACTGCCCCATGATGAATTTCTTTCGACGCTGGCTGTTTAACCGCAGCCGGTTTGTCTTTCGATACTGGAATGGCCATCGGATCACGTTAGCTGATCCGATGGTACTCTGGCGTTCTCTCCAGCAGAACGAGGACTTCCGCGAGGAAGACTTCAAACTGATGAAGGTTGACGCATTGCGTGACAATCTCATTGGTAAGGTTGCGGGAATCGTGCGTCAGGTGTTCAGTCTGAAGACTCCGGAAGACGCAGGGCTAACCGAATTGGAATGCCTTGATCTGCTGAAAGCGTTCATGGCATATTCCGGGTTTCAAAAAAAAAGTGGCGATCTGACGCAGACCTTGCATCCACTTACGGAAGCGACTGCATTGGAAGACTCGATGCCAGAACCGAGCACGAACGACGATTCGGAATCTATCTAAACCTTGAGCGTGTGCAGGCATGGCAAGCGATGGCCATAGCTCAGGGGATCGGGATAGCACTGGGCGGGAATATCAGCAAAGAGTACTTCGAGCAACTGTACGAAAACGAGGCAACAGTGAATCGAGCAGTCTCAGCCAGCAAGAAAAAGAAGGGGAAGTAAATGGCACGCCGCCCATTGAGAGACCCTATCTCCGACCTGATCAGCGATATGAGCCGAGCCATCATCGGTACGGCATCGAACTTTCAGGATAACGTCGGTGATGTAACTGAGGGGCTGACTCAGCAGATCGCGTCTGCCGTTGCTGCTGAATCCATACCAACGCTGACTTCCGAGATCCGCAGAACACTGTCGGGTTCTCGCACGAGGCCATCTGCCGGAACTGGACCGCTTCCACTAAATGGAACTGCATCTCCTCAGCCTAACCAGCCTGACTCAGTCCTAAAATCGTTCAGTGATTTAAGTGAACTGCCACCAATAGCCGAAAACCACGTCCGGCTGGTTCACCATGGAAACATTGACGACTCAGTCCTTTCCAAAGGATTCGAGTACACGGGCGACATACTGCACAACACCGTTGCTTATTCATCCAATGATCAAATCAAATGGCCAACTGACTCTCGCTTTAGTGAGTCTCCGGCGATCATCATGGACGTTCCGCAGGACGTTCATCGGCAACACGCTCGACTTTCTACCGCACCGGGATCACTGGACGGCAGATATGTCGTTGGACGTGTAGCTGTTCCCGGTTCTTCTAGCACACAGCCTGAAACACTAGACGAAGGGGCACGCCGCAGGGCCGCAGAGGCTGCCGAAATCGTTAATTCAATTCCGGGGTTTGGCGGTGGCGGCAATAGGATTCCTCCCGTCGATCCACCCGACGAGCCACAGTCAGGCGTCAACTTCACGATGCCTGAACGTGAACAGGAATCGCTAGACGAAGGGGCACGCCGAAGGGCCGCAGAGACTGCCGCAATCGTCGAGTCAATTCCGGGCTTTGGTGGTGGCGGCAACCGCATTCCTCCCGTCGATCCACCGGGACCACCTGATCCACCCGATGACGACCCGCCCGACGAGAATGATTTCTTCCGCAGGTTCACAGAGTGGCTACAGAGATTCACGGGAGTCATGCCAGATCCTCGGGAATTCGACACGCTGCTGAATAACGTAACCGATGTTCTTGGCGGACAACCTGCACAGCCGGACGACCCAACACGACCGTCTCCGCTGGCTGGTTTCATGACGGCGTTCTCGGATTACTTCAACACGCCGCAGTTAAGCCCAGAGGCTCAGATTCGAGCGGAGCAGGACTTAACGGAAGCCGTCGAAGAACTGACGCAAGCTGTCACGGGAA